CCCTTTTCCTGGCTTGGAAAACGATGTAGTCTTCATCAAGAGCTCCTTCTTTGGCAGCTTGTAGTCTTAGTTCGTATTCTTTTACAGCTTCGTTGCGCTGTTCTTCCGCTTCCTTGGCTTTTGTTTCAAACTCGGACTTGACCTCTTCCAGCTTGCTCGGGTCAACAAGCTGTTCCATTTTACCCCGCAGTTCTTTGAGTTCACCCTCATAAGAGTCGCGTTCCCTGGCCAACCTCTTTTGAATTTTCTCGTTTAGCTCTTCTTGAGTAAAGAGGTTGTCAGTGTTAATTTCCTTTTTGCCTTCTTCTTGGGCCTCTTGAATGGCCCCGTCCCAGACTTTTTGAAGCTCCTGCTTCAAGGCGTCTGTTACCTTAATTTCCTGCTTTTGCAGTAGTTCTAATAACTTATCCACTTAGATTTCTCCCCTTTTTACGCCCGGTAGGGCTTGTTTATAATGCAACAAAAAAGAACCGAAATATCATTTATTAAAAACAGGGAGGCCAGGGTTATCCCGCGGGCTTTACTGACCTTCGGGTAGGAGGCTAACCCGTACGCTCCTTTGCGTCCCTGTTTTTACCAATGAAAAAACCGCCCTTTTTAAGTCGGCTTTTTCTTGCAATTTTTAATTACCCGTAAATGCCCGACCTCCTTTCGCGGTTTATACCTCGGACATTTCTCCTGGTCGATATGGTATTTGGCCGGAATGTCACCAAACCATACGCAGGTTGAAAACGGTCTTTCCCAGTGGCAGGCCATACACTGCAGAATAGGTTTGTCATCTCCCATGACTTTATTCTACCACGGATCACCTCCCAGGTCCGTGCTGACCCAGAACAAAATTTAACCATATTGTTTTTCTAAATAACTCACCAGCTCCTGGCCTTCCAAGAGAACCGAAGTCAGGTAACATAATCCATTGGGGTGGTCAAATGGAGTCTGCCCCGCTGGAAACACCCCAGGCCCCAACCCAGCGTGGTCATGCTCAGCATAGTAATCACAAATTTCGGGATAACCCATGTAAGCAGCTGAAGGTGGCCATTCCAGGGGGTGACTTGCTGAAAGGTTCCACTTGGTCCCTTTAACCAGGGGGCTTTGTTTGTCACCTATCCTCTGAGCTCTATGATAAGCCTGGTTTGTTTCGGTCCTGGCAAGGCGCATGGCGTTATATTTGATTGAGCCCCGGTCGGTTTTTGCTGGTCTGATTGCGGTTGTCCACTTGGGGCCAGGCTCTTTAAGATATTCCTCTACAGACCTGGAAAACTCCACAGCGGACCGTCCTTCATTAACTGCCTGCTGGACCATTGCTTTGATGTTCTCATCCACTTGTCGCCCATGCATCCATATTCTATCTGACAGCTTATAGCCATCCGACCACCTTTGATTCCAAACAGTGTCTCTAATACTCCTGGGAAGGCCAGCACCATACCTTGCAGATAAAAGGAAGGGGGCCTCTGGATCATTGGATGCTCTGGTCAAAAGCTCTCGGGGTGCCCCTCGGTATTCTCCAGTCATTTCGCGAATATGTTTTTGTGTTGCCGCATCTTGCCCGTCCATTGCCAATTTCGCGCTATCAATTAACCCTTTGTCTACAGCAGACTGAACCTCTTCTTTATACCAGCCCGAAACCGCTTCAATCTCCTGCTGCATATCTCCAAGGTTAGCTCTTGCAATAGTCCCGTCCACCCCTGCATAGCGCCTTGTAATTCTTTGAATTTTTCCATCTAACTCATCAATTATTTTCCCCAGGTTACCTTCCAATCCTTTTTCAAACTGCAAAAACTTTTTCCTATATAGTTTTTGGATCCTATTATGGCTGGTCTGGCTCATAGCTTACAGCTCCTCGTCAGGATCTATATCCTCTTCTTCCAGAGCTGCCAACTCCTCGTCTATCCTGGCTTGCTCACGATATAAAGCCATTTCTTCCATCTCTTGCCTGATTTTCTCCTTCTCTTTTTCAATGTCCTCAATCCCCAGCTCCTGCATAATCGTTTCATTGGATTTCCACTTGTTGCGAGCTTGGATTTCGAGTACTTCCATATTTTCCTTTTCGTCCGTGGGTAGACCGTGGCCAATATGGATTTCGGCTTGATATTCTCGAAGTTGAAATCCGAGGTCTAACTGATCGCTGATTGCCATCCTAAATATTTTGGCAATAATTCTTTCGAGCGCATCTTTAAGGAGTCCACGCTTTTCATCGCACTTTCCTATAAATGGCTGATAGATAGTTCGGAGAGCAACTCCAGTTGGGGTGCCGCCCTGGGCTGACCTGGACAATTCATTCTTGGGCACCTGGCTGACTGTAGAAACCAGATCCATGTATTTATCCACTGACTCCAGAAGCCCTGTAAAGTCAGAAGGCGGGAAAAAATCCAGCTTGGGAATTTTGGTATCCGTCCCTCCAACCCAATGCAATTTGCCGGGTCCGCTTTGAATGGGTTTTTGTTCCCCCTTAGAGTCTTTTGGGGGTTCTGCCCCCATTACAAATCCCTGTCGGAACGCTTCGTGGTCTCCAGCGTGCACCAGGTCAGTAATCGATTTATTAATTGCGTTTTGCAGGTCTTTCAAATCTGTGGTTATATCAGCTTCACTCCAGGGTCCGTCATCAGCCTTGTTCTTAACCCACTCAATCGGAATAAAACCATAACCATCATACTCGCCTAACAATTCCCATTCTCCACTTACGGTCCCAGAAGTACTGATAGGTTTAACAAACTCAATAACCTTATCAGGCCAGAAAACTTGAGCAAATAATTCTGGCTTCTTTGTTTGGGGGTTAAGCCGGCGGTATTTGATTGCAAAGTATTCCATCTCCCCGTGCTCTTCATCCTTCCACTTGGGATAGCAAATATCAGGTCTAAGGGCGGCTATTCGGTAACCAACAACAGTCCCCTTTTCTTCGTCCGGGGTTTCTTTTGCAACAATGGGATAAGCCTTAAGAGCTAACTCCCCTTTTTTCCCCTGGATTCGCAGAGCCTTAGCAAAATTTTCATATAAAAAATTGGAGTCTCTAAGTATGGAGTAAATCCAAGCTTCGGCTTCATCCCGGTCATTCCATGCCTGTTTTTGTTCCTCTGTAGGACTTTCGCCTTCAGCAGGGGATGCAGGTTCTTCTTCTCTAGGTAGAGCAATTTCCACAGATAAGGGCTCACGCGAAAGGAACCTAACTGCAGCATCCACTACAGCTTTGCATACATTCCCGGTGAATTGAAGCTCTTTTTCTAGCCTGAGGCGCATGTTGCTGGGGATTATTACGTCAATGTCCCCTTTATAATAATTTTCGTTTTCCTCGTAGGCTAAAATTCTTTCCTGGTTATCCTCTTTATCAATCCATTCCAGGAAGGATTTATCAACTATTTGTCGAGCCTGATTTTCCATCATAACTCCATCCTCCTTGCTTTAGGCGAAATCCTGGGTGTAAACTTCTCCCGTCCCTGAACTGTATTCTTCCACGCCATATCTCAACGCGTCTATTCCGTGGTTACTCCGATCTACTGGGACGTTTAAAACGCGTCCATCTTTGTCCTCTTTCCACTTATACCCCTTAAACTCACTTACCAGGTTGGGACACCTGACGGGGTCCACTATAATCTTTTGCCTTTTCAGCCAATCAATTCCCTGGTTAACACTATCCTTGCCTTTGCGGGCCGGGATTGCGCTCAACCCCATTTTCTTCAATTCCGCAATCGACTTGGGCTCCGCACTATCACACACCAGGGGGGTATTCCCAACTATAGGCTTAGCTCTGTTGGCAATTTCCTCGTTGCTCAACCCCTTCTCGTACACTTCTTCAAAAATATAAAGCTCTTTTTTGCCAGAATTATAACTACCTAAAATAGTTGCCGAGGGATCATTGGTAAATCCAAAATCCTGCCCGGCGAAAAAATGGTGGGTTTCCTTCTTTAACTCGGCCAGGCCCCTGGTCTCCCAGTTAGTGAAAATCAGGTTACCCAAAACTCCCCATTTGCCGAGAGTATAAACTTCGTAGTAATAATGGTCCTCTTCATTCTCCAGGCGCTGAATATCTGATACGGTTAAAAACTTGTTGTCCTTATAAATAGTCTTTAGGATCAACAGGTCTTCGTCTTCATAAATTTTTTTACTATCATCCCAACTATGGAAAAAAGTCTCGTAAATCCAATGAGTTTGCAAAATAGGGTTAAAACTCATAACCACTCGTTTGACAATGCCGGCGTTCCGGGCGTCCTTACCTCTAAGGCGCTTGGTCATCTGCCGGTAGTCATGCGGGGTAGTCTCGGTTGCTTCCTCCAACCAGACGTCGGTTATTACCCCCTTTTCAGCGGTTAAGGATTTAACCTTCTCGGGATCATCTAACCCGCCGAATAAAATCTGGTAACCGTTGGAGCAGGTAATCATTAACTCTGCTTTGTTAACGGTAAAAAACTTTTGCAGCTGGAAGGTGGCTATAACCTTGCGGATCTCGTTAAAAACCGAGTGCCTGACCGTCCGAGCAACCTTTCTCAAAACCAGGTAGTTTCTCCCACCTCTTAAAATATCTAATACCGCCCGTTGAGCCAGGAATACCGATTTACCAGAGGACGACCCGCCGTAGAATATTTCGGTAGGATGCCTTTTCTCCGTATAAGGGAGGTAAACTTCGTTAAAAACTGCGGGAGTAAGATTAATCGTTAACTTCGGCATCTTCCTCACCCACTATATTTATCTCAAACTCCATGTCTCCGGTGTGCTCCACTCTATCGGTAAATAACGAATACCTCTTGCCTAATAATTCCGCAGCTTTATTCCGATCTCGGATAGCGGGGTTCTTGTCCACTATTTCCGGCACCCCATCAACAAGGGCTACTGCCTGCTCAACAATCTCTCCACGCATGACAGAGGTGAGGTATTCCATGACTTCATTTGCGTTAGCCCGGCGCTTATCTTCAATCTGTTTCAAGCGCTCGTCAAGGTATCTTCTTATGTCAGGTTTTGTAAGGTTTTCGGCACCCATTTGCCTGGCTGTTTTTTTGCTGTAGCCGGCCTTAATCGCTGCCTTAGTAGCGTTGCCGGATTCGATATAATAATCTACGAACTTAACCTGCTTTTCGGTTAGCTTCATCCCCCTCCCCTCCTTCAGTAATTCTCCCTGTAATCTCCTTTGCGGATCTTTTCCAGGGCATCTTCAAGTAGTTCTGCCGCGTCTTCCATATCAAAAAAATCTGGTTTAAGATCATCAATGTGTATGTCATAACCTGAAAGGGTGTTATAACCCCTTAATGTAACTTCAATATCTGGTTCAGGCATTATCCGCACTCCCTTTCTATCGCGGGTATTTATTCCCCCTTTTCAACCTCAACAACGTATTCGTACCACCTGTTGACGTGTGTTCGCCTTATCACTACTACCCTGCCTATTTCGCTAATTTGCTCATATGCTTCCTCTGGTGTGTCCGCCCACAC